TGTTCTTGACGGCAAGGGGCGAGGGCAGATAAGCGTAACCCGTCAGGGTGTACCACTTGTTCAGCGCCGGAATGCGGGCTTCGTAGACCAGCGAGGCGTATTCGCCAACTTGGTTCTGGTTCCACACAAAGAAGTTGAGGAAGTTAAGGTCAGCGCAGGTCGTGACCTTGACGTCCACCGTAAACGCATACCAGCCAGCCGAGGTGCCGAAACTGGTATCCAACATGCCCCAGTATTCCGAGGTCGTAAACGACGCATCGGTGAACTCGTTGCACTGCTTGAAAATGCGACCGTCAGCGACGACCGTACCGGCAAGCGTCAGCGCACCAGAGCCGTCTTTCAGCGTATAGGGCGTTACAAATGACTCAGACGCCACTAGGCTACCCATGTCAGGCTGGATGCCACCACGGGCTTCCGTCAGCCACCAGCGCGACTTCGGTTGACCCGGTACAAACGTGCCCGTCAGGTCAATATCCGGCTGGCCGAGTTTGACATCGCCGCAGTTGATGACGCCATCGTCGTTGTTCAAGCCGCCGTAGGTGCTGGGCGACTCGTTGACGATCTGCGAGGTGCTGGCAACAGTCGAGGCCGCGCCGATGTAGGCGACGTTCGTCTCGTTGACGCAGTTGTGCAGATAGACCCGCGAGTTGGTTGCCGCGAGGTTGATGTCCGCAACGACACCGCAGTCCTTGAAGTTGACGATGTTGCGCTGGCCTTCGAATATCCACGAGCGCTTGGCAACCGCCGTCGTCGTGCGAGTCGCGCCCGTCCATACGTCAATCGTGACGGTCGCCGGATGCGGGCCATAGGTTGCGCCGTTAAACTCAAACCAGCAGCCCGAGAACAACAGCGGGCAGACCTGCCAGCCGATGCCAGCCGCAGCCGGGGCTACAGAGTCGTTGTTGAGGATGTAGCCAGCAATGACGTTCAACTCAAAAATGGTGCCGTAGAAGTTGATGGCGCCATAGTTGGACGTGTTATTAACGTACAGGCCGACCTCGTTGCCTGTAAACATGCCGGAGTAGAAATACTTGTTACCGGCGTGCATACCGTCGCCACCATACTTGTTTGAGATGGTGTAGACGCCGTACTTGTTGTCGCTAAAGCCGCACGAGTAGAACTCAGAGCCGATGTTGCCGTCTGGGAACAGCACGCCTTTCTCAAGTGCGGCAAAGTGACAGCCGTAGAACTTGACGTTGTTGGCGTACTGATCGGCAGGGCCAGCCGCCGTCAAGGCAGGCGGGCTAGTGTGGTTCACAATCGGCGGAGCAGTCATCGTCGTCTGCGAGAACGTGAAGCCCACACCAACCTTGCTGCTGTTGGAATAGAAGCCAATGTCACGCACTTCGCTGTGATACGTCCAGAAGTCCAGCGGCGCAGGATTGCTCATGGCCGCGTACTTGTAGGTCATCGAGGCCGTGGCGTCGTTCCACGGCTTGACGATGGTGGACGTAGAGCCATCGCCTTGCAGGATGACTCGATTAGTGATGTTGATGTTGCACTTGTACAGACCCTTGGGCAGATACACCCGACGGGCTGTCGCCATTGCCGTCTCAATCGCTGTCGTGCAGTCAAAGTCCGTCGTACCCGCTTGAATCTTGGTGATTTGGTCAGCGGTGAAGTACGAGAAGATATTGATTGACGACAAAAACTGGGCAGACGGCGCTTTGACCGTGTTGCCGCTCTGCACCATCGGGATCGACTCAGCCCCAGTCAACGGTAAGGTCGCTGCGGGCAGTTGAGAGATTTTCTTGCTAGGCATGTCTCTTATCCGTAAATGATGGTGCTAGAGGGCAGCAATTACTGCTTCGGCTCTTCCGGCTTCGGCAGCAACGGCTCAACTTGTGCCTTCAACTTTGCCCACAGCGGGTGTGCGCCTTGGGCTGTCGGCAGCGTACCGAGCAGGTTGACGATAGCGACCGCTTCTTCCAGCGTGACCTTGAGTTCTACTTCGTTCATCGTGCCTCCAATTAGCAAGCCATCAACACGCACGGGACGCAGTAGGAGCCGTCGTCGTAGGTGCAAGTGACATGGGTTGACGTAACCTTGGCGACGGTTTTGCTGCGGCGAATGTCATCGCCCTGCGGTTTTGCGGTGCCGTCACCAGCCGACATCAACAAATCGCCACGCTGAACCACCACGCCCTGCGCGATACGGATAATCATATCGCCGGTCATCGCTACGTTCATATCGTTGGCAAATACGTTGTCGTCGTTGTCCCAGTTGACGAACACGCCCGCGACGTTCACATCGCCCTCAACGTCCGACACCTTCATGCAGTTCAACTGCTCATTGTTTTGAGGCTCACCTGTCTCTGGATCAATCCACACCGCCATTTGGTCAAGGTTTGACATGACCGTGCCTTTGAGCAGCGAAATGCGGGTGTTGTCCGTCGTTTGCGACCAGCGCGACAAGTGACCACCGTTATAAGAGACGGTGCTGCCGCTGACGGAAATGTTGCCTTCTTGTATGGTGTCCTGATAAAAACGAACTAACTCTCCATCATCCGTCAATCTATTAACATACAAAACAGGATTGCCGTTTGCAGTAAAAACGGCTTCACCAAGGTTTGTTATATACCCACCAGCCGTGCTAAGGGTATCCGACGTTTTTCCGACACAAAAAACACCCGTCGCCGTGATGCGCGCACGTTCAGTAAGGCTTCCACCGTCAGTTGTGGTTGAAAAAGTTAAGTACCCGCCTGCGCCGCCGCTTGTGTTAACTCGTTTGTAAGCGCCAATCTTAGCCATTGTCCAAGACGCTACGTTTGAATTTATGTAGCGATTGCTAAACGCGATGCCTGTGCCAACGTCAGTATTTTGATCCGAGTAACATTCAATTCTTAATGCGCCAGTGCGATCTGTTGGGCCAGAATTTGCGCCGTAAACATTCCATGTTCCAGCGCCAGACTCCGGCGAGTTAGCAGAGCCTCCAGACGGAATGATTCGGCCAGTACCGCCAGCAACATCCAGTCTCATCCCCGGACTTGACGTGCCAATTCCGACGTTGCCGGAGGTGTCAAGGCGCATACGCTCGGCGCTGTCGGTCAGGAATCGAATCGGTCTGGTGCCGATGGTGTAAAGGTCAAGGCGGGCATTTGCATCATCAAAGCGAAGCCCAGCAACGGCAGAAAACCCAGCCGCACCAAAAGAAATTTCAGCAGTTGATGTGCCGCCAGAAGCGCAGTCTACCCGAGCAGCGCAATTTCCCGCCGAGTTAACAACATGAAGTTTCGTTGCCGGACTCGTCGTGCCGATGCCGACGTTGCCGTTACTCCTTAAAAAATACATGACAGATTGCCAAACGCCGCTGATCGCGCCGTCTAACGACAAATCAATCGTGGTTCCTGCATCTGGAATGCGAAACGCCCATCCCGATGTTGGATAAGCGGCATTTGAAATGTTTATGTTGCCAACGCCTGCTGATGCGTTGCTTCCAATAACAGTTAATTTTCCAGCCGGACTATTTGTGCCGATACCAAGATCGCCAGCGCTAGTCAACCGCATACGCTCGGCGCTGCTGGTATAAAACTGCATTGAGTTATCGCTATGCAGATACCGAATCTGCCCGACATCAGCGGCGTCCTGATCTCCAAACAACACGCCAGAGTTAGCAGCCGTTCCCGCAATCAGCGACATATAAGCGCTGCGACCAGTCGTGTCGTTGCTCTGAATTCGCACGCGCTCGCCGGTTACGACCGTTGGGTCTGTGCCGCCAACGGTTCCTTTAACGTGCAGAACGGTTGATGGAGTTGCCGTGCCAATACCAACTGCACCCGTTGCCGTTATTGCCGTCGGAGACGCATCCGGGTTCGCGCTATCTTCAACCAACAGCGCGTTACCAGAGCCGACCTGCGTGATACGCAGAGCGTCAGTCGAGGTATTGACGGACACAACAGTCGTCGGGGCGTTCAGCGTCGTGCCCGTGGCAAACGTCATGTCGCGGGGGACGGAGTAGCCGTCGCCTGCACCCGGAGCGCGAATCTGCGGGGTGGTTGGGTCCAAAGACAAAATTTCGAAGTTAGCCATGTTCAGTTACCTCAAACTGGGAAGTAGGTTGTTCCGGCACTGTCTTTGACCGAATCCACAACCACATAGGATGTCCCGCCACTGTCCACTACGATTGTATCGCAGGAATAAACCACTCCAGCGCTATCAGCGACTTGGAACGGCGGCCCAGGCAGCGGGGGTGCCTCGGCAGTAGCCAGCGCGATGATGCCGCCCAACCCAAGGCTGACGGCATTACGCAACGGGACTCCGTAGTATCGAGTCATTAATTCTGGTTAATCGGCTTGGCGTACACCGTGCCACCCGAGGCCACTTGGATAGCCGACACTCGCCACGGAGCGCCAGTGCCCTTCGGTACGATGAACGGGATGGGGGTGTTCGCCGGGATCGGCGTGTCGGCAGTCGTCGCCGTGACACCCTCGCCCACGCGGATATACGCAGCGGTCGTGGACCACACTACAACGCCTTCCGGGCCGGGATTCCATGCAGTCGTGGAGCCAGCCGTGCCGGTATACGCCACGTTGTAGGACGGATAACCGTCAAGCGGATTAAGCAATTCCATGTTCATTCCTCAGGCCAAGAATTTGAGCTTATAAATGGTCGATAAGTACAGCTCGAAAATTGCATCAATCAGGTTTTGAAGAGTCGTGTCGTCCTTGCTGACGACCTTATACCGCATTTGTTCGAGCTCTTTAAGTTCCTTCTCCAGAAAGTCGAGCACGTTGGTCGACTTCTCGGCAGAAGCCAGAACGATCGGCCCGATCAGGCCGTATTTGCCCTGGTAGGCTTCCGCAAAGCTGTCAGCCAGCGGAATCACGCCCTCATAAAACTTCTGCAACGCCTTGTGCTTGGCGTAGCTGCGTGTGTTCAGATGGGTGCTGTGGGTCACGTCGCGTGCCAAAAACAGCCGCCCGATAAAGACTTCGCAGGTCATTGCGGTGGTAACTCCATAGGTACGGGCACCCCGCGTTCAGTCGGTGCCACTAAATCGCCCGAGGTCATCATGCCACTGATGGTGCCCAAAACAATATCTTGTATCTGTTCGGGCGTCATGCCCGCTTGCACCGCGCTAATACGCTTGGTTTCCGCATCGTACGCCTTAATGTCGACTTCCCGAGCTTCGATCGACTTCTGAACGTTATCGAGCATGGCGCGCATTTCATCCATTTGAGCGCGCAGCTGCTCGTTTTCCATCTTCGCCGCTTGAATGGCTGGATCTTCCTCATCCTCAAGCAGTCGCGGCTCGATCGTCTTTTGCAAGCGCTGAGCAATCTCCTGAGCGCCCGGCCAGTCCATGTTCTTGACGAACAGGTCGCCCGCCACGGCCCAAAGGTTCGGGTTGGCCTGCAGAATCTGGCCCATCGCGTCCATCGCCTCTTGGCGTTTGGTCAGATAAGACGGGCCCGTTGTGACGGCCACGTCGTACTTACCGACAGACGGGTTGTAGATCTTCTCGATGACGATGCCCATTTCGTTGCGCACCTCGCGCACGGGCTCCGGCTGCATCGGGTCGATGCGCACGGTCGACGTTTCACCGTCGATGCCAATAATGCGCGCGATGCGCTGGGTGTCATAGATTTTGGGTATCAAATCAACGAGTTGGCGCGTCCCGTAGCGTATAGCGCGAGCTAAGTTGTCAATGTAATGATATGAACCTGTGTCGCCTTGCCGTTCACGCGCCAAAATGGCTCGGCCTGAGCGCTCGTTAGACGTCTCGCCCAGGCTCGAATCGTAGTAACCAGTGGTCGATTTAATGTCATCCGAGGCCCCCATTTTGGCCTGGATGAGCCCTGTTTGCGCCAAAGGCGGTTGAGCGCGTGCCGGAAGCGGCAAAACAGCGCCTTTACCGTCTGTCACGTCAGGATTGACCTCCAAATACGGGTAATTTTGCGTATTGGCAGTCTTCCACTGGTGTTCATAGCCTTCAAATTGGCCTGCGTAGCCAATAAACGGCGCTTTGGGCGCCAAAGCGAGCATTTCGGCCTCTTGGGACACCCAGTAGTTGTACATACGCTGGGCATCTTTGGCGTTTCGCACCAAACCCGAGATATAGAGGCGTCCGTCGACCTCAAATTCGTTACCGATCACGCGAATAACCGGGATGTGCTTACCCGGCCAGTCGTTTTCTTCCAAAATTTCGTAGCCGTTGGTCTTCATCCACTTAATTCGGCGGATTTCGACCTCACGGGTGCGCAACGGACGCACGCCCATCATTTCCATCTGCCGCGCTTCGGGTGATCCGGCGTAGGCAGTCTGGTTGTTGGGGTACAAATGGAGCGTCGCTTTCTCGTATACGGCGTAGAAATACTCCGCAATACGAACCGTATCCTCCATGATCCACTGCGACATGGCCTCATCGCCGACGCCACGAATGGCGATCGACGAGATAGGCTCGGCGTTCGGGAAGTTGCGCTCAAATTCGCTCTGAGGCATGTCTTCCGTAATAAAGCAGTATTCAGCATCAGCGCCGCACGGGTCTTGAATGTGCGGGTCCATGTAGACGCTGAACGAATTACGGATGCGCTTTAAGCGCAAGTCCTGATCAAAACTCGTCTCGTCGCAGTATTCCGTCAAAATGCGGAAGTACCCTTCGCCGTACGTCACTTGGTTGTCGCACGCCGTGTCATACACCACGTCCGCGTCCGACATGTACTCAATGTGCCGCACCATGCCGTTAAAAACTTCGGCGACCTCGACGTCTGCCTTGTCATCAACCGGGATGACCTTACCCGACGGCCTGTTCTGGCGCTGATCGTTCGTGACCTGACGCACATGCTGCGGCAGCTTGTTGATGGTCAAGCACGGTCGCGCGTTGATCGTCTGCCCTTGCACCGCACCGCGAGTGGCCAACACTTCTTGCGGCCACTGCCAACGGTTGTCCGGCGAGCCGGCCATGAAACGCAAGTCATCGAGCTCACTGTCTCGCGACTCACTGTACGCCGACAAGGACTGCTCCAAACGCTTGCGCATCTGAGCCAAAATGTCCGCCGCGTCACGCGTACTGCGCGACTGCGGACTGTTGGCGACTTGCGCTGCGCCTTTAATGCCTGTCGGGTCTTTAGCCATGATTACTTCTTGCCTTTCTTAGCCGCCGCGCGTCGCTTGACCGCATACGCAATCGCCACAGCCTGCTTCTGCGGCTTGCCTGCCTTCATTTCGGCTTTAATGTTCTTGCGGAAGGCGCCTTTGCTCGCGCTTTTAACAAGAGGCATTAGCGCATCCCTCCACGTCCTTTGGGCCGTACCGGCGAGGGGCGAAAGTCCACCGTCGTACGGATGGCGTCTTCGCTCATTTCACGTTTTGGCATGCGCGGTGCGCGCATTTTTGGAGCGCTTGGACGGCTTTGCACGATCATGTCGCCGATCGTTGCGCCCGGCGACACGCCGGTTGGATTTCGGTAGTTCATCACTTTTTACCTTTCTTGGCGGTTTTGGCGGACTGTCGGAAGGCTTTGGCGGTAGGGGCTCCCTTCGCACCAGGCTTACGCATTTTTTCACCGCTGCCTGCAGCGATGCGAGCACGCTTTCGATGAATGTTCTCATAGAGTCCCCGTTTAACTGCCATAGTTAGCACTTCCATCTTTTGAGTGAGGCTTTAGCCCGTTCCGCCGGGCCTTTGGCGTTGCGCACCACACCGCGCATGCGCGAGCAGAATGATTTTTTACGACCGGCGTCCGCCTTGGTCTTAGGGTTGGGCGCGGGGGCCTTGAGCTTGCTCCCCGTCTCGCGGTTGTACTTCGCGCGTCCTTTGGCAGTAAGCCCTGCCCCTGCCTTGGTAGACAGCTTCTCCCCGCGCCCAACCGACAGTGACACTGACTTGCGAGCCATTTACGCTCCCATCCAACTACCCGACACACTGCCCTGATACTGGACAACACGTCGAGCCTTCTCTCTATATTCGCGCTGCCCGAGCGGAAATGCAAATGTCACCGCGAGCGCATCGGCCGCATCAGGGCTCGCAAGCCCTCGCGACTTCATTTCTTTCTTACCTTCTAAGAAGATCGTCCCCGACGAGTTCGGCTTCTGCGTCGGCCCGCACAGGTCCGTCTTCAGCTGCCGATCGTCTGGTATGCACCCCTCGCGCAGCCAGTCGCGCATCGCGCCCCACAGCTCCGCACGCTTGTTGCCCCACATGATCGGGTTCTTCGCCTTCCACCCAAAGTTAACGCCGCGCACCTTATAGCGTTGCTCCTTGAGCCGATCCAAAATGCCATACCCGAGCCCGCCCTCGTCGATGACGGTAAACACCGGGTTGAACTCTTCGATCGCATCAATGACGCGCCCGACCGTCGTCATGGTGTCGTCGCCTTTGTACCGCTTGATCGCGATGATGTCGCGCCCCTGCCGCGCCACGATCACGGTGCTGTCGCTGCCTGAGCGCGCTGGGTCCACCCCAAGCACGATCGGCGCCATCTCATCCTTCCACCTTGGCCGGTGCGCCGCCGCGTCCACGAGCGATGGCCCAATGAACTGATCGTCGCCCACCAGCGGAAACTGACCATACACCTCGACCCGCGCCTGGGGGCTGTCGGCGCCGTACTCATCAATAATCTGCTGGTACACGCCCTTGTCGGTGTCCTCGACCTCGCGCGCGTCGATGTTCTCCGTTTGCCAAAACGCCCGCTTGGCGTTGAAACACTCGAAGAAGTACCCCTCGTTGCGGCGCGGGTTACTGAACGCGCACCAAAAGCGGTTCGGCGTGTTTTCCGTAAAGAAGCCCGCCGACACCGCCCAGATGGGGTCTGGGATACCGCTTGCCTCGTCGAAGATGACCATGACGCCATCATGATTGTGCACGCCCGCGTACGCGTCGGGGTTCTCCTCCGACCACAGCCGGCCCTCGACCGACCAGTAGCGCGTGCCCTTCTTCAGATCCCGCTCGACTAGCTCTGCGATCCACTTGGCCGGCATGACCCTTGTCGCCGACACCTCGAACCAATGGCTGTTGATCATCAGCGCCAGCCACTTCGTAATTTCCGCCCACGTCACCGAGCGCAGCTGCGCCTCGCTGTTGGCCGACACAATAGTTGTGCTGCCTATGCGCGTCGATAGCATCCACAAGATCAGCCAGCTCACCAGCGCCGACTTGCCGATACCGCGCCCAGAGGCCCTCGCCGTTCGCAACACCTCGAACGCCTCGCGCTGTTTATTAGCCCGAATATGCGTAGCAAATTGGCGCAGCATCTTTAGCTGCCATGTGCGCGGGCCAATAAAGTGCTCAAGCGGGGTGCCCTTCTGCCCCCACGGAAACACGAACCGCACGAACGCCTCGGGGTCGTCCTTGATCGTGGGCGACCAGAGTTTGCTCATTAAGAGCTGTTCATCTTCGGCGTTATAGATCGGCAGTTGCATGTTCGCCTTCGATTGTCAGTGGGGCGCGTACGTCTTGACCCAAGCGGCCAGCAAGCACGCGCGATTCCGCCTCCTGCAGTGCTGCCGTAATGCTGATCTGTTGCTTGATGTCGACTTGCACCTGTTGCTTCG